AGAGGATTCAATATTTGGAGTACTTCGATTTATCGAACGAGCCGTTTCGGAGAATCGAAATGCGGAAGAAAGGCGGTAGTAGGAATGGAGAGAATCGACAGATTATATGCTCTGCTGGAGCGTGATGATATTGACGAGGACACCAAGGCAGCGATCCGGTGGGCGATATTTGAACTGGAAAGGAAGTGAGAAGATGCCGAAATCAAACTTTTTGAAGACGGAAAGCACCAGAAATAATTATGCATCCAGAGCCAGAGCGGGAATCAAACGGCACATAGAACTGAGCAAAGTACCGGAGGACAAGATCGCTGCGAAGCAGAATGTGCAGGTCAGAACGCTGATGAACCGGATCGAGGATCCGGGATCCATGCGGTTGAGAGATCTGTGGGATCTGGCCGAGATCTTGGGAGCACCAGTAGGAGAACTGGCCGGTGGTGATCTGCCGGAAGAAATGCTGGGAAAGATTCTGCAACAAAAATTACAGTAACCATAAATCATCCGTGCCCTGTACGTGGTGTCGTAAAACACACCACAGCCCCCCATCTTACAAAGCCAGTGGTGTCCTGCGTACTCACAGGGCATCACGTAGAGGGTGCGGACAAGCATCATGGGAAGGAGGTAGAAAGTGAAAAAGATATTTAACCCGTCAAATCTGTACGGAGCCGTAGCACTATTATTTTTGTTTATTCTTCCGGCAGGTTTGGTGGAGGCAGAGATGTACGTGTCCGCACTTGCATGTGTGGGAGCCGGATGCGTATGTGCGTACCGGTCCATGAAAGAAGATGGACAAATAAAATAGGATTCCACACCGTCCAAAGTCAGGAATCCTAAAAACAACACTGTTAATGCTATTTATGTGCCTTATTATACGGCACGGAAAGGAAAAATGCAATGAAAAAAACAACACTGATGTATGAATTTGACAAGGAGACCCACAACAGCACGATCAAGGCTGAAGGGGATTTATTAGAGATTATAGCTGGAGCCGGAGCAATCTTAAAGGACGTTTCCAAGGCTGCTGGTAAAACATTAGGTGAGGAGCCGGCTGATATGGCAATCAGAATTTGCAATACCGTAGTTAATATGCTTGGAGAAGAGAAGGAAGGATAAGGCAATGTATCAGTATAGATGCTATGGCTGCGGCGGGATGTGTGATGCCGGGGAACTGGAGAATGGTGTCTGTTATGACTGTCGCCAGGAAGATCTCCGAAGGATGGAAGCCCGAAGCCTTCAGAAAAGAAAGGAACTCAATCAGCTGATCCGGTCTAAATATGCGGAACAGACTGACGGGCAGATGGTGATGGTACATGGGTGATGTGATGGAGCAGGAACTGGTGGAGCTTGGTCTCCACCGGGAAGATCTATATAAGAGACAGCGCGAAGCGTATGAAAGTGAGGAAAGAAACGATGGAGAATTACGAAGTACAGGTACAACAGCAAGCAGGAAAGATCACCTGTGATTTTGAAGCAGGAAAGGCTTATCTGAATGAAAGACTGGAAGAATACCGAAATGTGGTATTTACCGAAGATAGAAAGAAAGAAGCAAAGGCAACGGTGGCCAGTCTCCGGAAGGAAAAGAAAGCCTTTACAGATCGTGTGAAAGAGGTCCGTGATGAATATATGAAGCCTCTGGAAGAGTTTGCGGCCAAGGCAAAGGAACTGGCGGACATGTACGATCAGCCTATCAATTTTATCAATGGACAGGTATCTGCATTTGAGCAGCGCCGCATTGAAGAGAAAAAAGAGCAGATCAAAGATTTATATCTGGAATGCCTGGGTGATATGCAGGCAGAGCTGCCGCTGAACAAGATCTATAACAGCAAGTGGGAGAATGCGACCACGAATCCGACGCAGATCCGCAGGGAGATGATGGAGCGCAAGGAAACTGTAAAACAGGGGCTGGATGCCATCCGACAGATGCACTCGGATGCAGAAGAGAAAGCCGTTGTCATGTTTTTGGAATCCTATGATTTGACAAAGTCTATTCTCTACATCAACCAGTATGAACAGCAGCAGAAAGAAATCCTTGCTAGAGAGCAGGAACGCATCCGTCGCGAAGAAGAGGAACGCATCCGCCGGGAGGAGCGTGCGAAACTGGAATCAGAACAGCGGGAGCGTGAGGCGCTGGCCAGAGCAGAAAGGGAGAAACAGGAGGCTCTCGCGGCGGCAGAAGCGGAAAAGTTGGCTGCGGTAGAACAGGCAAAGGAAGAGGCTGCGCAGGAAGTAATCGATAGCATGATCCCGCAGGATCTGGAAGGTTCGAGCAATCTGTATGAGTACCGCATGGCACTGACAGCGGAGGCAAAAGAGAAACTGGAGATGTATCTGACGAGCGTTGGTATTGATTGGGAGCTGATTTGATGGACGATAATCTGAAAATCTATAATGCGGTGAAGAAAGTGCCGGACGAAGCCAAGAGTGCCATCAACGGCGGCAGGTTGAAAGGAAAAACAGAAATCAATCCGCTGTGGCGGATCAAGGTACTCACGGAGCAGTTCGGCCCCTGTGGAATTGGATGGTATTACGAGGTTACTAAACAGTGGCTGGAGCCATCCGGTACGGAGGTGGCTGCCTTTGTGAATATCCTGCTTTACATAAAAGTCGGGGATGAATGGTCAAAGCCCATCCACGGTGTGGGCGGAGCAATGTTTGTCAAGCAGCAGAAAGATGGTACTGCTTATGTTGAGGATGAGTGTTATAAGATGGCTACCACCGATGCAATCTCGGTTGCATGCAAGCAGTTGGGAATCGGTGCTGACGTGTACTGGGATGCTGATAAGACCAAATATACAGATCCTACGCAACAGCCGGATGGTAAGACGGAGGCGGACAATAAAAGGTTGGCACTGGTAGAGGCTGAGCTGAAAAGGATAGGATATTCGGCCGTATCTATTTGCAAGACCTATAAAGTTGAGAATGTGTATAAACTGTCAGATCTGCAGATTAAAGACTTCCTGCAGAAGGCTAAGAATATGCCAACTAAGGAGGCTGGCTGATGGAATTTACCGGGAAAGTGGCTGGAATCACAATGGATTTTGCTACGGGAAAATATAATATTGCATTCCAGGCTGACTCTATCGACGAAGTGTCCCGCCAGTATGACAGCATTAAAGATTTGGACAAGCTTGTGATTACCGCAAAAAAGTGGCGCAAGAAGAGGTCACTGGATGCAAATGCGTATGCCTGGGTGCTCATGAGCAAGATTGCGGATGCACAAGAGTTTCCTACGACCAAGGAAGAAATCTATGAAAAGATGCTGAAAGATTATGGTGTACTGGAAGAGGCGGACGGTGTGCCCATCACTGTTACGGTAAAGGCTTGTGTAGATATGAGCCGGATAACCGGCCATTGGATGCCAATCAGGAGCAACGGCACGTTTAATGCTTATGCAATGATTAAGGGGTCCAGTGAGTATGACACAAAGGAAATGAGTCATTTTATTGACGGAATCGTGGCAGAAGCCAAAGAACTGGGAATTGAGACGCTTCCTCCAGATGAATTAGAAAGCATGATGAAAGCGTGGAAACCATGAAGAAATGTTGGAGCGTGCTTACGGATGATATGCACCATTGTTATATCACACATCTGAATGTGGTGCATATCCATCACGTATTTAACGGCAGCCGTAAGGCCGCTAGCGAGGAAAGAGGATTCCTGGTGCCGTTGCATCCTACTTTGCATATCTACGGATCGGACAGTGTCCATATGAAACCGAATCAGGAACTTGATCTGCGATTGAAACAGGAATGTCAGCGGTACTACGAGGAACATTACGGGACCCGTGAGAAGTTTATAAAAGAGTTTGGAAGGTCTTACTTATGAGGTTGCAACACCTGCCCTGCGGGGCGAAAGAAACCGTTCATGTGGTGGTGTCTCACAAACAGCCATTATTAGTGTCAGGGCGGACGGGGATCCGCCCGGGAGGTGATATATATACTGATCGAGAATTACATCCCGTTTGGATATGCAAACCGGATATCCCGGGAAAAACTGGTGGCAGATACAAGATTGAGTGACCGCAAGATCCGCAAGGAGCTGGAAGAGGCTCTGCTGCAGCGGGATACACTTATCATCAATATAGATAATGGATACTTCCGGCCGGACGGCAGTCTGGCGGACAGGCAGAAAGTCAAGGCATATCTGTTCAGGGAGCAGACAAGGACCAGTAGCTGTAGCAAGCGTTGTAAAGCTATACGGCGGTGCCTGGCACCGAAAGCAGATAATACCGGTCAGATGTCGTTGAAAGATTTCGGAATAGGGTAGGTGGTCTGCGTGGAGTACATAAAACTGAACCGGAAGATCATGGAATGGGAGTGGTACGGAAATATAAATACTTGCCGGTTATTTATCCATATGCTTCTCAGGGCAAATTGGAAAGATGGAAGATTTGAAGGCAAGGTGATTCCCCGCGGATCCTTCGTCTCATCACTTCCAAAGTTGGCAGATGAGACATCCATGACGATCCGGGAGGTAAGAACCGCAATTTCGCATCTAAAATTGACAGGCGAAGTGACATGCAAAACATATCCGAAATATACCGTATTTACGGTAAAAAACTACTGTGAGTATCAGTCGAGTGACATACAAAATGACAGCCAAACGACAGGCAATCGACACTCTAATGACATTCTAACGACAACAATAGAAGAAAAGGAAGAAGGAAAAAAGTTAAAAAAAGAAGATACTAACGTATCTAAGAAAAAATTCGTTCCGCCTACTGTTGATGAGGTGAGAGCCTACTGTCAAGAGCGAGGGAACAAGGTAGACCCGCAGGCCTTTTGCGATTTTTACGAATCCAAGGGTTGGATGGTTGGAAAAAACCACATGAAGGACTGGCAAGCAGCGGTAAGGACCTGGGAAAAATCCAGTAGCCAAAGTAAAGGGGCACCAGCACAGAAAAGGTATGATGCCAACAAAGGTATGATGAGAGCTGATTATGGAGATATGGCAGAGTATGAAAAAGCCCTGCTGGCAAACTGAAAGGAAAAAGCAAATGGGGAAAATTAGTGTGGTAATAGCCATGATACATAAGCTGCCGATCGGATCCAGAGTACAGCTTGAAGATGATTACCCGGAAACAATCCATGAGATCTACGGTTACACGGTAAATGCTGATGGGGCGTAGGGTATCGGTGCATGAGTGAAAGATTTTATGATGAGGATGAACTGTATGACATGCAGAAGCATCCCAGTGTACGGGCAATCCGCATCGGACGCACGAAGCCGTATGACTGCAGCTATCCAGTGATGGCGGAGAGACCTAAGATTCCGGAAAGGAGTGAGCAAGATGGCGATTAAACCGATTTTATTCAATGCCGAGATGGTTCGGGCAATTCTGGATGGGCGGAAGACTTGCACCCGGAGGCGGGTAAGATTTCTGCCGGGAGAAAATCCACGGTGGACTGGATATATTAGAAATGGGCTGATGCTCTACAACGGCAGGAATGAGCCCTGTATCATAAAGTCACCGTATCAGCCGGGTGATATCTTGTATGTACGGGAAACATGGGAACATTTTGATTGTTGTTGTTGCGAGGGAGACGAACATGGAAATTGTTACCAAGAACCACAACAGAACGTCTTGAATAAAAGCTATGGCTGTTATATGTACCGGGCAACAGATGAAATATATGGGGATGCAAGGTGGCACCCATCTATCCATATGCCGAAAGAAGCAGCTCGTATCTGGCTTAAGGTTACAGGTGTGAGGATGGAACGGTTACAGGAGATTACGGAAGTCGGCATACAGAAAGAGGGAGTTGAGGTAGACCCGAAGGAATGTGCTGGAAAATTTGATTTTATTTCCGAATTGTTCCTCCTATTTCAGAGATTGTGGAACTCCACCATCAAGAAATCTGACCTTGACCGTTACGGTTGGGATGCATCACCGTGGGTTTGGGTTATCGAATTTGAGCGGTGCGAGAAACCGGAAGGAGTGTGAAATATGCCTAAAGCAGCATTGGTAATGGATATGCCGGAAACCTGTGAGAATTGCGCTTGTAAATATCCCAGTTATAAAGACGATGCTCTTTACGACTGCGCTATTACATGGAAAGAAATTCCGATAAATGGCGGACACTACGGAGAAAAGCCAGATTGTTGTCCGCTCCGTGAACTGCCGGAGAAAATGGATTGCTTTGCGGAAACAATTAAGAACGATTGTTACGATGGAACGGAATACGAGCATGAGTATTTAGATGGAAAGAGTGATGGCTGGAATGCCTGCTTGGATGAAATCTTAAAGGAGTGTGATGCAGATGGAACACATTGATTACACCGCCCTGTATGCCGAGAATGCGGACTTTAAGCGTTACGTTGACCGATACCGCACCAAGCACCGAATCAGCGTCGCAGAAGCCTTACAGCACTACCTGGTGCAGATGGCGGGCAGGATGTACAAGGAGCAAGCAGATGGCAGAAAAGGTTAAATGGCTTGATAAGTATTGCAATGTCTGCGGAGAACAGCTGAATAGTTGGGATGCCAGGTTATCCAAAACACTGGCATATAAGATTCCGGTTTGCGAGAAATGTATCGCAAAGGAATATGACATGGGCGTAAATGCCTTACGCGACAGGATGGAGGATTTCTTTGGGATGAGACCTTGCCAGGGGATATGAGGTGATCGTTTGAGTAAATATAACTTACTGACGCAAAGGCTGCTGGCAGAGGGATATACCGCGGATAATTATCCAAAGGACAAGGTGCATATAGCTGGTGGATACCATACGGCAAGCACCGGTCCCCTGGACAATGTATATGGTGGTTTTGAGTATAATCGGGTCTATAGTGACAATTTCCTGTACAAAACAGGTTGCGGGATGTATGTAAAAGGCTCCAATGTATTGACTCATATGGGTTATATGGGAGAGGAGTGGTGTCACGAAAACGATAATCCGGTTGTCAGATGCCCTTACGATAAGGCGGAGTGTCCACTTAATGACAATAGACTGCATGGGTTTTTTGGCGGTGGAACTTGTATCCAATGCTGGTGTGCCTGCCATAAAACGGATGAACCATACGATTATGATAACAGCTTTGAAAAGGCAGAAAAAGACAGACGAGACGAAGAGAGAAGAAAATATCAGGAGTATGCAGATGATCATAACGGCAGGATATGTCAGAATCATATGTATTACAATGAGCGTACGCGAGAATGGAATATGCATTATGAGCCGGCTATATGCGCAAGCATGTGTTTTGCACAGAACGGTTACTGCCCTGTCTTAGGCCGGAAGTTGAATGAGAAGCGTGGAAATGTATATTATGATCTGAAGACCAGCGGAATAAAAAAACAGACAGAAGCGCAACACTCATTGTTTGAAGGCGAAAGATGGACACATATTGAAAAAGGAATGAGAGTTTTTAAAAATCCGTGCAGTATGGATATCTGCGAAGCATTTATAAAAGTACAGAGTGATAAGATACTCTGCGATTATAAAGTGAATCATTCAACGGAATACCTGTTTGACAAGAGTTTTCAGGCAGAGATCTTGAACATACGGGCAGAATCCAAGCCGAGTCGTGATCTGATGCAGGATTTGCAGGACATAAGAGATGGGATAGAGATATCACATGCTTCCGACAATGAGAAGCAGAAGAAAGAAGCAAAAAAGGAGAAAAGAAAGCTTGCTAAGCAGAAGAATATCGAACGACTGGAGAAGAAAATCATTGAAGTAGGATACGAGAACCTTGTGGAATACAGTGCGGATCGTGTCCATGCAGATAAGTGGCTGACACCGGAGCGATTGGATGAACTAGAGCAGATCCGGAAACAAAAAATAAAAGAAGAACAGGAGAAGCCTGTACAACTTAGCCTGTTTGATATGTAGAAAGGAGCCGAACCAGCACGCATGAATGGTGGCATGCGAAGAGGATGAAATTATTTTTAGAAAAATAAAATAATTTGCTTAGGAAGCTCCTTGCTCTACCTGCTGAGCTACGCTGCTTGTTCCAAGATTAGCTAAAAAATTAAGTATTGAACTGATTAACATAGGCACCAGACCTTTCTTGTCGCTATAGAATTCATAAACGACATAAAGCAGAATTGACAGTGACGTTCCTGTTAACACACAGCAGAGATCGGATTCGAACCGATGACCAAGGAGACACCTAAACAAATTATTTATTAAATTGTACTATAAGCAAATAAAAAAATCAAGAAAGGAGCCGAGACTCTGCGCAGAGTGAAGCATATGCGGTCTCCTTGAAAAAATGACAAACAAAGAATTAAAAGAATATCTGAATACATTCCCGGATGATGCACCGGTAAGTTTTATTCTTGCAAATCAGAGAAAAAGAAAATTATATGAGAATGCCAACACATTCGTAATAACAGATCAGGGACAACCAGTGTTCTGCATTGAAGTCGGGGAAGAGAAAGACATGGATGCAGAAATGGTGGCCGATTGCGAAGAGGGTGAAAAGACTGCGAATGATCTGGAAGGACAGATGTGCATGGAAGATTTCATGGAATGATGTAGGCACATGGCAGCCTAACGCTGCCACGGCCACACGGGCCGGAATTGATCCGTCCAAACATAGATGTACAACCATAAGTTAACGTACTTGTCGTATTGCTCTGAACAAAATACAAAGGCTGTCTCATCTGGCAGTATTTGCGCTGTTGCGCAAAGTGCGATGTATAGTGCTGACAACAGTATATCAGCAAAATGTTTTTGGAAATACTTACTCATAAAATCATCTCCTCTCGATGAGTAAAAGTGTTTCTCTATATTAATATAATAGATAAAATTAAAAAACGATTTAAAAACGGGTGGAGGCGATGAAAAGTGAAACAAGTTTTAAAATATCCGGGGGCAAAATCTCGGTTGGCAAACTGGATAATTAATAATATGCCAAAACATAACGTGTACTTAGAACCATATGCAGGCAGCCTGTCAGTATTATTAAACAAACCTCGTTGCCATATAGAAACGGTAAATGATCTGCACGGGGAAGTGGTGAATTTTTTCCGCGTTTTGAGGGATAATCCGGATGAATTAAAACGGCTGGTAGAATTTACTCCGTATAGTAGAACGGAATATGATTTGTCCTATCAGGAATCCATAGAGCCTATCGAGAGAGCAAGAAGGTTCTGCGTCCGTTGCTGGCAAGGATTTGGTTGTGCAAACCTGTACCATAATGGATTCAAAAGCGGTCAACAGGGGAGCAGCCCGAATCCGGCAAAAGCATGGGCAGAGTATTCAAGTGTTATCATTCCGGCCGCAGAGCGTCTGAGAGGAGTTCAGATAGAAAATCTTCCCGCAATGGAACTTATTCAACGGTATAATACGTCAGATGTTTTTATATATGCAGACCCGCCGTATTTGCATAGTACCCGAAAGAAATATCTATATAAATATGAAATGACGGATAATGAACATTTGGAGATGTTGGATGTGCTGAAACGTCATCCGGGACCGGTGATGATAAGCGGCTATGAAAACGATTTGTACAATTCCATGTTACGAGGGTGGCGAAAAATCAGAAAGGAAACATTAGCAGAGGGTGGAGTAAAGAGGGAAGAAGTTTTGTGGATGAATTACGCAGACTCGCAGTTGTCATTTGAAGCGGACTTCCCGGAGGTGATGCCATGATACAGTGTGATGGTCAGTTGAGCCTTATGGATTTGCTTGCTCCAACAACAAATGAATTTAAGCCGGGAGACTGGATAGAAGCAGAGAATGTCGGCGAGCAGCTTACCTTTGATGAGATTGCACAGATGATAAATCAGCTGATTGTCATGGATATGAGCACAGTGTCTCACGCATGGTACAAGGTTATAATGGTGGAGAAAATTGTGATGGTGGAGAACAATACCGTGCGCAGACTGGTTTACTATGATGGCAAAAGCCAGAGAGGTCTTGTTAATGAGTACTATTTTGACGAGACGATGCCGTTTCCAGTCAGAGCGTATAGGTTAAAAGAATAGCAGACCGGCCAGCTCCGGTTTGCGTAGGAGGCAGGCTATGACAGAGCATAATAAAAAGATTAGAGATAAGATTCTAAAGGCAATTATATCTTACACCACGGAGCATGGATACCCTCCTACGCTCCGTGAAATTGGGAACGAGGTAGGGCTGCATAGCAGTAGTGCAGTCCACCAACATATAACCTGGATGCTCGCGGATGGGATACTGGAGACAGATGCAGAAGGATCGCCGCGGGCAATACGGGTACCTGGATATGAGTTTCAGCAAGTTACCGGCAAATTAAAATCTCCCGTAAACACGGGGCGGAAATCGAACTAGTAAAGAAAATTTACTAGTTGGGCAAATGAACTACCGAATTTTCCTCGGTAGTTCGGATTAAAGAAAGCGAGGATATTATCTATGATTAAACAGGAAATCAGTGAGATTAAGAAATTATTTACAGAAAGGAATTGTTCTATCACCCGGATCTGCGGATGTTACGTGGATGGGGAGAAGAATAAGAAAACCGAATTAAAGCAGGCATTTCTGGCACTGCCGGAGGAGGAAATGTTCAAGTATTTCGAGATTCTGCGTAAGAGTCTGTCCGGCACCATCGGCAAGAATCTTCTGAATTTGGAATTTCCGCTGGAGAGTGAGAGCGAGGGCGGAACACAGAAGTTCCTGTTGCGCCTGCGAGACAGCAAATTAAGAGACGATGCACTGCTGGAGCAGTTCTACGACCGCATCATTGAATCTTATGAATATGTGGGCAATTATCTGATCCTGCTGATCCACGATGCATACGATGTGCCTGGACGCACTAAGGATGGTGCAGAGATGGAGGATGCTTCCGATGAGGTGTACGAGTACATACTAGCATGCATCTGCCCGGTAGATCTGTCCAAGACCGGTTTGAGTTATAACGCAGAAGAGAATACCTTTCAGAACCGTCTCCGTGACTGGGTGGTAGGCATGCCGGATACTGCTTTCCTGTTCCCATCCTTTAATGACCGCGGCGCAGATATTCACAGCACACTGTATTACTCCAAGAATGCTGCTGAGCTGAAAGATGATTTTATTGATAAAGTGTTGGGATGTTCGATTCCCTTGCCTGCGGACTGCCAGAAAGAAGCATTCCAGGCGTTGGTAGAAGAGGTACTGGGAGATAACTGCTCCGTGGAAGCGATTAAGAACATCCACGAAGAACTGACTGAGATTGTGCAGGAGCATAAGGATGATCCTGATCCTGTGGTATTAGATAAAAACACAGTTGAGACCATCTTTGCCAAAAGCGGTTTGGACGATGACAGCATGGAGGCATTTGACCAGTGCTACGACGATACCGTAGGATCGGACACGGAGCTGCTGCTGGATAATATTTACAGCAGCCGTAGCTTTGAGGTGAAGACCCAGGTTGTGACGGTAAAGGTAAATCCCGATCGCACAGATTTGGTAAAGACGAAGGTAATTGACGGCAGACAGTGCCTTGTAATTGAGTTGCAGGAAGCTGTAGAGGTGAACGGTGTTGCTGTGAAGCCTATGTAACTTAGAATTTAGCGAAGGAGTTAAGCGAGAAATGTGGTCACACGATGAACAGAAAGAAATAAATGACAGCTACGCTGTTATGGCAAGAATAACGTGTAAATATTGCGGAGCAGTAGTACACAAATATGTGGAAAGCCATTATACAGGCGGTTCCAAGTGTGTGATATTGGCAAAGTACTGTAGATTTTGCGGTAATGCTCTTAGGATTTAGTGGAGGTAGGAAATGTTAAAACCAAATTGTGAAGCAAAAGAATTTGAAAAGTACGGATTTAAGCGTTGTAAAGGAATAGCAGGAAAAAGCGAATGTTACTACTTGTGCGTTGCTAGTGGGTGCAAAATGCTTTTCGTAAGTAATTGTCTTTTTTGTGTTAATGATTGGAAAGACGATGATCCACGAATACATAAAAATCCAAATTGCAAATACAAAGATTATAGAGATTCACTAGATATTATATATGATTTGATTAAGGCTGATATGCTGGTTAAGTTAACTGAAAAATCGGAAAATTTGTGTAACAGAAAAGAGATATGTATGGCGAGACCGAAGAAAGAAGGTAAGAAGAACATCCGGAAGAACATCCGGGAGAATATCAGCATGGATCCGGAGCAGTATGAGAAACTGGTAGCTTACTGTCACCAGCAGGACAGACCTATCTCCTGGGCGATCCAGAAGGCGCTGGATGTATATTTATCGGAGGTGTAATATGAGAAGAATACGGCTTGTTAAGGTATTAGCACCGGAGAGCGTGGCAAGAACGTATGACAGTGCAGGAAACAGAGTAGACGAAGATTTCCGCTGTGTGGAATGTGGCATGGGAGTTGCCCGGGAATATGCCTGCTGTCCTTACTGCAAATGTGAACTTGACTGGGACAGGGTTATTAGTTCTTCTGATCGTGCATTTAGGAAATTGTTTGGTTGATTATTTGTGTAATTATGCGTAACGTTACACAATAAAACTGAAAGTTAGTGAAGGAGAGCGGAAATGTGTGATTTTTGCGAGAAGTATGCAAATGTAAGTTGCAAACATGGGATTATTAGGCTAGGAGCGGAGAATTATATGCTTTTCTGCAACAGCGAAAAAGAGCCGATGGGAGCGATAAAAATAAAAAACTGCCCGCTGTGCGGTAGAGATTTGACGGACAAAAAGTAAAGGAGAAGATAATGGGAGGAATCATAGGAATACTTTTATTGACATCTGCAGCTTTCTTTGCTGGTAGGGCTTCTGAACAGGCAAAGTTATGCGGATTAATGTCAGAATTTTTCTCAGATGAAAGAGTCAAGATTGATTTAACTAAGCATTCAAAAGATTTTTACGATGGCATCATTTATCTGGGTGATTATATTTACAAGCGAGTGAAATTAAATCCTTGATAAAACAAAATGTCCTGCACCGGGACGAATCCACGAACACAGAACATTTGTTCTCTTCAAACAAATAATATCATTGCTGCAAGTATTTGTCAATGGTCTGTTACATAAAAACAGCGGTACACCCACCGACCAAAGTAAGTTGTACCGCTCTCACGTCTGGGAGTATTATACCACACCGGTGATCCCCAGGCAAGGAATTTGTGGAGGGTTACGGATATGATGGACAAAAAAGAGGAACTGAAGAACAATATCATGCTGAAAATGCGCTATCATCTGGACAGCCAGGAGCTGGATCTGCTTGGAGTGGTGCTGACGGATGAGCTGACAAAGGTAGAGGTGGATGCGCCGGAAACAGAGCTTGCTACTGTGGATAATACTAATGAGTATATTATGGATCTCTTTATGCTCAAAAAGGCGCCAAAGCTGTCAGACAAGACTGTCAGGCAGTATACGGATGCGGTACGGCGGCTTACAGATTACAGTCAAAAGCCGCTTACCCGGATCACCAGTATGGATGTGGAGGGTTGGCTTAATAGCATTAAAAGCTGCAACAGCAATACATCCCTGAATAATCAGCGTCGGCACCTCAGCGCATTTTTTACATGGATGCGTAAAAGCAAGATTGTGATGGAGAATCCCGTGGAAAGCGTTGAAATTTACCCGGAGATTCAGAAGCCGGTAGATCACATGGAAGCGCAGGAATATGAAGAACTTAAGACAGGCTGCATCCGCAAGCGCGACCGCGCTATGATGGAACTGCTGCGGAGTACCGCCATAAGAGTAGGCGAAATGGAACGACTCAACGTGAATGACATAGACTGGCGTGCTGGATCTGTGTCAGTCTATGGTCAGAAAACACGTACCTATCGGACCGTATACCTTGATGACATTGCGCTTAAGTACCTCGGGGAGTATATCCAGGAGCGTGGATGTGGTATTAACAGTCGGGATCCTTTGTTTGTGTCCGATAGATGTGCTCACGGGAAGTATAGCCGCCTGTCGGATGCCGGGATCCGTAGTGCACTCAAGAGCATCGCAAGCAGAGCGGAGGTTGAACGCAGAGTATATCCCCACCTCTTTAGAAAGACCACGGCCACCAATATCTGTAAGCGTGGCGGTACCGTATGGGATGCCGGACATTATCTGGGGCACAAGGATAGGAGCACAGCGGGCCAACATTATGTTGCAGAGGATCAGGAGTGTATGAGATCTATTTTTAGATTGAGAGTAGCTACAGTATAAGAAAAAAGATATAGAAATTGTTTATGTCATATATTGTAATAAAACTAATATATATATCACTATACATAGTGGTTGAAAAAAACTTTGAAGTGTTATATTATTACACTAAATCTTTGTTTTATGTAGAAAGAGAAGAGAACAATGGCTAAAGATAATAGCAAATATAAGAACCTAAGAATTAATATTAATGAGATTCCAGCTATGATAAATTCGTGGGGCATAGAAAGTTTATTCCAAAACGTGACAGTGACTGTTCCAGTAGATATGAAATCACAGACATTAAATTATATTGTTAGATGTGATGATAAGGTTGCTACTTTATCAGTATATCCAGTAAAGGGAGGGATATACACAATAAGCCCCAATTTTGGTAAAGAAAAAGAAATTTCAAGAATGATAGCTGATTATATTTCGGACAATTGTGGAACATTGGCGAATAGTAATCCTTATAGAAGTGGTTTTTCAATAGAAGTATCAAAGGAAGATTTTGATGCATTTTATGGGTTAATAAAGGAATATGAAGATATTTGTATTGAGTATGAGCAATCCGATATAAATAAATTTTTTGCAAAACTTCGTAGTACAGAGTATAAAGATTCTATTACAGTGTCATACTATTATTCTGGGAAATTAGTGATACAAGGCAAAACCTTAGAATTATTTTATAGAGCAATAGAGATAATAACACAGGGGAAAGAAATTGAAAGAGTTGTGAATGCAGCGACTAAGAGTGCTAACATAACGATAAATCCTGAAGAAATTTTATCAGATATGAAAACATCTCTTGGAGAGGTATACGATTTCCTTACTGATGCACATAAGGCAATAATGACGATGGCTTATGTGTTTTATAGAACGAGCATTACAATCGCAGATAGCGGATTACGGGTTGACTATTCCGAATTGTTTCATCCTGCATCAAGAGTTATGGAAGGCTTTATATTAAAATTGTTGTCGGAAAATAATGTCGTTTTAAAGGATGAGACTACGGTTGGATTCTATTTTTATAATGAAGATGCACGCACTCCGTTATCGCTTAAGAATGAATATGCTGCAGAGATTGACAATGATGATATTAGTTGCGAAATAAGCAAGGCATACAAGTTTTATCACAAGATTAGGCATCCATATTTTCATTCGTCAGATAATAACTATACAACATCTATCATTCAAACGAGAGATGTGGCCGATAGTTATTTTAAAGATATTATTGATGTCATGGTCAAAACCTATTGTAATATAAAAAATTATAAGTGATAATATGAAAAATATAATTATTGTAGAAAAAAAAATATTGAATAGTGAGTATATTGTGTTTCCTTCGTCATATATTAACCCAATGAAGAATATTTCTATGTTGGAATCAGATATATGTGATTTGGTAAAAGACTCGTGTATAATACTTGTTGATTTGCTGTTATGCAATGGGAATTCATTTAATAGATTCTTGAAATTACGTTTTGATGGAAAACATGTTGACAGAAACTCAATTGAGATAGTATCTTTGAGTACAGATGATGAGAAAAGAGTAAATGAATTTTATAAGTATAATAAAAATTTACTATTTAATAGCGTTCTTGTTCCATCGGAGTATATGACATACATTAGGTAATATTTTAAGTGCATTAGCACATATATAAACATAAATTATAGTAAGATAGCAGAGCCCAAGAGCCGATGCATGGAGAAATCCATGTGCCGGCTCTTTTTATTTTGCCAGGAAGGAGGTAACCCGTGGCAGCAAAGAAGAATCCATTGAGTGATAAAGCATACGAACTATATAAGCAGGGAATGAAGCTGGTAGACATTGCAGCCGAACTGGAGGTACCTCCGGGAACGGTACGGCGGTGGAAGAGTACGCACGGATGGGATGGCGAACGTTCGGAATGTGACACGAGCAAGAAAAGCGAGCGTTCGGGTAAGAAGAGAACGGAAAAAAAGCCAACTATTGATGATGGAACGAGGGAGACATTGCAGAATGAAGATCTGACGGCAGAGCAGCAGATGTTCTGTATTTATTACAGCCGGACATTCAATGCAGCTCAGAGCTACCAGAAGGCATATGGATGCACTTACGAATCTGCACTCTGCGCAGGGCCTCGATTGTTAGGAAATGTTAGGGTGAGAACAGAAATAGAACGTTTGAAAGAACTGAAGCGCCAACAGATCGTCACCAGCACCGAGGACGTGGTGGAGCTTCAGATGCGTATCGCGTTTGCGGACATTGGCAATTATATGTCGTTCGGGCGTGAGAATGTGCAGGTCATGGGAGCGTTCGGCCCGGTCAAGGATCCCGACACCAAGCAGTACCTTACTAAAGAGGTGAATGCGGTCAGACTGGCTGATTCCAATAATGTGGATACGCAGATCATCCAAGAGGTGAAGCAGGGAAAGGACGGAGTGTCTATAAAACTGGCGGACAAGCAGAAGGCGTTCGACTGGCTGACCAAGTACTTCCTGATGCATCCGGAGAGCAAGTACCGGGCGGAGTATGAGCGCAAGAGAGCAGAGGTCAAGGACAACACCGGAGAAGAAATACTTAAGAATATGCAGACCATTGCGGATATACTAAGGAACCCGGTGGCCAACCGGACCATAGAAGATTTTGAGGAGAAAGCGAATGAATAAACCGGCACCGTTCAGTGAGCGGCAATACCAGTATTTCCTCCGGTGCCTGCATAGTTGGTTCAACGTGGCAGAAGGGGGCAAGCGTGGCGGAAAGAACGTGTTACAGACCATTATTTTCTGTTCGCTGCTGGAAACCCATCAGAACAAAATACACCTGATTGCCGGGGTGTCAAACGCAACGGCAAAACTGAACATTCTGGACTGTGATGGTTATGGACTTCTGAATTACTTCGAGGGTAGATGCAGGGAAGGCAAATATAAAGACCGTGACTGTGTGTATGTGCAGACCAAAACTGGGGAGAAGATTGTCCTTATATCCGGTGGAGGTAAAGACGGAGACGAGAAACTGATAAAAGGTAATACCTACGGCATGGCATATGTGACAGAAGCTAATGAGTGCCACCAGAAGTTTCTAAAGGAGGTATTTGACCGTACATTGTCCAGTACAGATCGGAAGATATTCCATGACCTCAACCCAAAAGAAGAGGAACATTGGTACTATACGGATATATTGGCATTCCATGAAGAACAGCAGATTTTACACTCTGATTACGGCTACAATTACGGTCACTTTACGCTGGTAGACAACATGAGCATGTCAGATGAAAAGATAAAAACTGTGCTGCTTACATACAACAAGGGGACCGTCTGGTATCGCCGTGACATTAAGGGAGAACGAGCCGTTGCAGAGGGAATCATATTCCCTAAGTTTGCCGATAATAATGAGCCATATTTGTATGATGAGGAGACAGATCCGTTACTTGAAAGGGATAAAAATAGGAAATTGATACATAAACCATTCAAGGTAACGCTGGGGATTGACTTTGGTGGAAATGGATCCATGACAACGTATGTTTTAAAACTGTATTTTAATCGATATCATGACCTGCGGACAGCTGAAGAGGATTTCCTGCCATTGTCAAATGACATTGATGCAGACATGATCTGCAAAAAGTTCGTGGAGTTCTATAACCGATGCAAAGATAAATACGGGAGAATCGACTGGGTGTTTCCGGACAGTGCCAGTACAACGATGATAAACAGCCTACGGAGCGCCGCAAAGAAGGCAGGACTTTCATACCAAAATATAAAAGGCTGCCGAAAGAATGAAATATCGGACAGACCGAAGACAATGGACAAATTGTTAAACACTGGCAGGATAAAGATCAATCGAAAATGTGAGCATTTGAGAAAGGCTGTAGGGAGCCTGAAATGGGATGAGGATCATCCGAACCAGCCGGAAGATAAGAATATAGGTAACTGTAATGACTGGTGGGATGCGGAATGCTACACATGGTTGGATTTTGTGGAATATATAGACTTAGACAGGTAAAGTTGCACCGGTGCAACAGGAGGAGAAGGACATGGAAGGATGCGTAAAGGATTTTTTACAGAAAAAGGGATACACAGTCAATGATAATGCTCTTGGCAAGATTCAGATATGTGATGACTGGTACAGTAACAGAGTGATAGAGGACTTCCATAAGCGGAAAACACTGAACGGGATCCCATACGAACTGAGCCGGTTGAATTTCGGAAAGCGGTGCTGTTCGGACGATGCAAACCTGTGTGAAGTATTAGAGATCAATGCCGGGGACGGTGAACAGGCAGACTATGTTGCAGCAGTGCTTGACGGCAGTAAATTTAATACCCAGTACCGAAAGCAGTTGGAAAAGACCTCAGCGGACGGGACAACGGCCTGTTACATCCGTCTGGACAATGCCACATTTATGGATGATGGATCTGTGAAAGGCGGTAATATCAAATTAAATTACGTGGAGGCAGATGCTTTTATGCCGCTGACTGTGGAAGATGATATTGTGATCGAGGCTGCTTTCTCGGGGAGTGCTTTGTCCAAGGGAAAGAAGCAGACCACGCTGGTACTGTTTACCATTGGCGAGGATGGCAATTACATTGCAGAGACACATGTGTTTGACGATAAAGGTACTGAGATAACAGATAAGAAAACCGTTGTACAACTGGGTGATGTGAAGCCATTTGCCGTGATGCGGAATGCCGAGGTTAATAACCTGGACGATATGGAAGGATATGGACTGCCGAAGTTGTGGGATGCAATCCCGGCGCTGAAAGTTGTGGATCTGTGTTATAACGTTCTTTTTTCTGATCTGGACAAGTCAGAAAAGATCATTCTAATTAGTGAATTGCTATGTGAGTTCGACGATAATGGTAAGCCGAAGCTGACCACGGAGCAAAAGAAGTTGTTCGTATTTACCGGCGAGAAACTACCGGAAGAAAAAGGCATGATCCAGGAGTATAATCCGGAGATCCGTGTGGAGCAGATCACAAAGGCGTTTGAACTGGCACTGTCCCTGTTATCTATGTCCTTCGGCTATGGCACAAAGAAATATAGTTTCGAAAACGGGCAGATTACTACGGCGACCGAGTACGTGGGTGAGCGTCAGGATCAGATGCAGGAGTTGAACCGGCAGCGACAGGAGGCTGTCCGGTACATACAGGATATTTGCTGGGCGGTGATGTGGTTTGCCAATACGTTTCAGGGCAAGTCTTTCAATCTGGAGCAGGAGGTCCTGGTGGACTTCGACGACAGTTATATTACTGATCGGGAGGCAGAACTGGAACGCAAACGTAATGATGCGCTCTCTTTCGACATTCCGAAGCTCACGGTTTGGTATCTGATGGACGCATACAGTCTCACGGAAGAGGAGGCACAGAAATTGGTAGATGAAAAGCTGCAGGCTGATGATAATTCGGATGGAGAGGATGAAGACTAATGCTGTCAGAGGAGCAGTTGGAGATCATAGAAGAAGCCCTTGTACCGCTGTTCCAGTATCTGGAACATGAGGTCATCGTGGATATTGCCCGCAGGATACAGAAGACCATGACGTATACCAGGACTGCGGAGCTGCAGGCACATTCTATGCGTGAACTGGGGTATAGTCCGGCGAGAATCCGTAAGGAGGCAATGAAGCTGCTGACGTCCGATCCGGAGTACCGGAAGGCGGTGGCTAAAAATACCTTGGAATATAAGCGGGAGATCCGTGATGTTATCAATAACATTACCAAGGAGGCATACAAGGCAAATGATGAAATCGTAGCTGGTGCCGGGAATATGGCATGGATTGATGACCTGTCCGTGTGGAAACAGAACGCAAAAGAGTTGACGGATAAATCTTTTCTGCCGAGACTTGTGGAAATGTTTTCAGAGCAGACGGCCGGAGCCCTTAAAAATATGACGCAGACTACCGGCTTTAAAACCATGAACGGATATGAGGCGGTGGAAAATGCATATCAGCGGGAACTGGATAAGGCTATCATAAAAGTATGCTCCGGAACGTTTAGCCGGGACAAGGTGATACAGGACACGGTACATAATCTTGCACAGAGCGGCCTGCGATCCATTGATTTTGCTTCGGGGTACTCTATGCAGCTGGATACTGCCACGAGAATGGCGGTTAGAACCGGATGCCACCAGATGGCCGGTAAGGTGTTGGATAATAATATTATGGTATCCGGCGAGAATCTGGTATACGTCTCCAAGCACTGGGGAGCCCGTAACACGGGAATTGGTCATGCCAATCATGAGCAGTGGCAGGGCCATGTGTATTTTGTGAAAGAAGGGCAGGACTACCGGACGGAAGCAAAACGCATTGGCCAGGACTATATAACAGATCTATGGAGAGCCACAGGCTACAGCGTGGATGTTGCGCATGAAAATGATCCGCTTGGCCTGTATGGGTATAACTGCAGACATAATCATCATCCGTGGTTCGAGGGAGTGTCCAGCTATCCGAAGGAGAGTCCGGAGCCGTCCCCTGTTATTATCAATGGCAAGGAATATGACTATTATGCTGTTACGCAGAAAATGCGGGCGCTGGAAAGAAATATCCGGGCACTGAAACGGGAAAAGGAAGCACTCAAAGCCCTTGGAATGGATACACAAGAGATCAATGTGAAAATCAGCAGGAAGCGTAGAGAGTACAAGGAGTTCTGTCAGTCTGCTGGAGTGAATGAGAAGCCTGCACGGTTGCGGTATGAATGTGGCACATCGGATTTGAAAAAGACACAGGCGTGGAAAAAATACCATGATACCTCTTTTGAGAATGACCTAAAGGCAAAGACATTAGGTGCATCTGACGCTGTAGGGGATGCCAGTGAACCGGTATATATCGGACAGATCGATATTTCTAAGGCGGAAGATGCAATAGAGTACTATGGCAACCAGATAAGGGACAGTGAAATAGAGAAACTGATTGTCATTGATAAAGAGGGCAGGCTGTATTACAATGAGGGTGTAGAAGATGCAGTCAGCGTAGGAAACTTGGATCTGTCAGAGTGCATAGTACTGCATAACCATCCGAAAACAAATGGAATAATGTCGTTTGGTGAAGATGATTTTAATCTTATGAGGTATTTCCAGTCAGCATCATACAGGCTGGTAAATGAAAAATATGACTATAGAGTTGAAATTATTAAACCGATAGATATGGTAACTTATAATCAGGCATGGAGATGGGCCATTGAAGATATGATGGACGAAGGGAATACCGGAGAACTTCAACACCGAATCATGCAGAGCTTAGCAAATAGAGGATACATAGCGTATGAGCAAAAGAGTATTGTCAGAAAGCCAAAAGGCTAGGATAGATGAGATTACCAATCAATGGGAAAAAGAACGTGAAGAGGAGGAGAAGAAGATTTCCCCTTCGACAACTCACACTTTTGATGGAGAAAGAACCCGTATAAATATCAGGTTGGAAAAAAAATATATGCCGCTAATACAAGCTATCATGGAAGAAGGATAAGCTGGAGTAAAAAAGATTACAGATTTTTATTGAAACAAACATAAGTTTGTTTTATAATAACACTGTGAGACACGCCAACCTACAGAAAGTTGGTAATATATGAGTTCTAAATGGTGTAAGTGCCCGAAATGTGGCAACCCGCATTTCCTTAAGGTATTGCCGAGCACGAAGATTTCAAATTTTCCGGCGTACTGCAAGAAATGCAAAAATGAAATAGTAATCAACGTAGAGCCTAGAGCCGATGTGATCAATTCCAAGTAATTGATCACATCGGCTCTTTTTTTATTGCTCTACAGTGGCGGAATAGAGCAGAGGCAGCTCACCGGGTTCATGCCCCGGAGGTCGCAGGTTCGATCCCTGCTTCCGCAATTTCCCATATCGCAGAAAGTGCGATTCAAAAAATATTTTAGGAGGATAATATGAAGAACATTTTTGAAATCATGAAAGAGTATGGTCTGGAAGTGCCGGAGGACAAGAAAAAGGAATTTGAAAAGACCGTACTGGAGAATTACAAGACCATGACTGACTATGACAATCAGGCCAAGAAGCTGGACGCAGCCAATGAGACTATCAAGGCTAATGATACCGCCATGAAAGACTTACAGGATAAGTTAGACGGATTTAAGGATGTAGATGTGTCTGGCCTGAATCAGAGAATCAATGATCTGGAAACAGAAAAAGCTAATATCCAGAAGGATTATGATGCTAAGATTGCAGATCGCGATTTTAATGATCTTGTGAAAGAAAACATTGCTGCGGCCAATGGCAAGAATGCCAAGGCTATTATGGCGCTGTTGGATGTGGAAACACTGAAAGCATCTAAAAACCAGAAAGAGGATATCGCAGCAGCACTGAAAGCCTTAACAGAAGCAGAAGATAGTAAAATGCTCTTCGGCGCACCGGAGCCTAATCCGGTAGGAACAGGAAATCTGATCGGACAGGTGAGAACCGGAGGTGGATCGAATGCAGATGATGCTGCAATGAGAGCCGCTATGGGATTGCCCCCTGCATCGGAGACAAAATAAGAAGGGAGAATTAAATGTCTAACACAATTATTTTAGCAAAAAATTTCGCACCTCTGCTTGATGAGGTGTATCAGAGAGAATCCGTTACCAGAGATCTGACGGGAGATCCCGCAATGGCAATGGCCGGAGCAAATGCAAAGGAAATCGTATATCCCCAGATTGCAGTAACCGGTCTGGGAGAGTATGACCGTAATAGTGGTTACACGGAAGGCACTGTAGATTTCAAGTGGGTATCCACTGAATATAACTATGATCGTGGTGCCAAGTTGTCTGTAGATGCTATGGATAATCAGGAAACCTATAAACTGGCATTTGGCATGGCAGGTGCGGAACTTATGCGTACCAAAGTAGCACCGGAAGCGGATGCATTTACATTTGCTACTCTGGCCGGAATTGAAGGTATTTCTAAAGGTGAGGCAAAGAAAATTGTCACAGCAGAGGAGTTCCTTGCAGAATTGCTGGAGGCTAAGAATACGATGGATAATGACGAGGTACCGGAAGAGGGCAGAATCCTGTATGCAACAGCCAATCTGCTCAATGCATTGGTAATGATGGATACTTATAAGTCCAAGGAGATTTTGGCGGGATTCACTATCAAGAAACCCGTACCTCAGGGCAGATTTTATACATCTATTGATCTGCTGGACGGTAAGTCTGCAGGAGAGGAAGCAGGACATTATCGAAAGGGTACTGCAAAGTATGAAAAGACTAAGGACATTACACCGGTAACCAGTAAGACATATTACACGGAGAGCGGTGGAGTTTATTCTCCCGTTGCTGGTTCCAGTGCATCCGCTGGGGCTATGTCCTCTTACTATGAGATGGTGCAGGAAGCTGCAAAATCCATTAACTTTATGATCATCCACAAGCCCGCAATCATCAAACATGACAAGCATGTGGTATCTAATGTGATTCCTGCATCTGCAAACCCGGATGCTGATGCTGATATCATCAAGTATCGTAAGTATGGTATTGTGGATGTCTACAAGAATAAGGTGGCTGGTATCTACTTAAGCCACCAGGCGTAGGAGGTAGTATATGAGGACAGTAGGTATGGGAGCAATTCCCAAAGATGCAGCACTGAAACAGGAGATCGCAGATCTGAAAGCCGAGAATGCAGCACTGACACAGGAGATTGAAGATCTGAAATCCAAGAAGGTCCCCAAAAAGACCAAGGCAGAAGATCAGGATCCCGTAGAAGAGTAGAAAAGGAGGGAGCAGTATGTCTTACATAACGTGGGAGTATTACAGCTCCCTTTATTCTAATATTTCTGACCAGGAAGAATTTGATAAGATTTCAAGAAGGGCAGAGATCAAGTTTAATTCCATCACCCATATGAGGGCAAAGCGGTTTGAGGATGCTTATAACGAGGACACAGCAACAGACTTCCAGCAGCAGGTCCATATGCAGATTCAGGATACCTTCTGCCAGCTGCTCAATACTATCGCAGCGCAGGATGCCTCCGGAATGGGTACCGGTATAGCATCCGTCAGTAATGACGGGTATTCGGAATCCTATAAGGTCACAACAGCACAGGAGAAGGAAGAGCAGCTTACCTCTGTGATACGTTCCGGCTTGTCCGGTACGGGATTGGCAGGTGCATTATGAGTGCACTATTTACGGATATTATGACAGTTTACAACTACCATAGGGATCCCGAGACAGATAAGGAGACGTGGATCAGATCCATTGTCCGGGGAGTCCAGTGGAGCCATAACAAAACGGCACTTACAACGGTCAATGGCGTGCAGACGGAGACGAAGGTTGAGAGCATCACGGTAGATTTCCAGAGGGGTTATGGCAATAAGCCGTACCTGGAGCCACAGGAATATCGAAAACTCCCTGCGGAGGAGGTCGCCAAGTATTGGACACTGGATGCCAAGAGCGGGCAGGACAAGCTGGTACTGGGAAACAGTGTCCGGGAGATTGCGGATGGCTATAGGCTGACGGATCTGGCGGAGGATAACCAGTATGTAGTCACTGTCACAGCGGTATCGGATAATCGCAACCGCCCGCGGCTTAAGACAATTAAGGTGGTAGGCAATGAGTAAAGGAAGAATGGATTATGTCTGTAACTTTAGTGCAGCGAGCCTTATCAAGGAACTGGGACTGGAGCCGGGAGGCAGGGTGCAGAAAGCCGTGGATGAGGAATTTTTACGTGGTGTGCAGCCTTATGTCCCGATGGACACGGGAGCATTGATTGACAGCGGGCATACTCATACCGTTGTTGGATCTGGTGAAATAGTTTATGACTGCGATGATAAAGCGAGACGGCTTTACTACGGAGAGAAAGACTGGAATTGGTCAAACGGTGGAGAACAAGCAGGTGGTCTCCGAGGGCATCAATGGGCGGAACGGTATGAGCAGGCAGGCGGTGCAGAAAACATGATTAAGGCAGCAAAGGAGGCTATGAAGTGACTGTAAGTGGAAGAATTATTGAGTGGCTAAAAAAGTTTGACCCGAAGGAAATGAAGCATATTGATACGGATCTGATGCGCGGCACGGTGGATTACGTGCTGGTCAAGGAGCCTACGGTCAATGTGAAGCGATTCATCAGCGGTGCGGAAATTCATAAGGAATATTATCAGATTCGGGCAAGGATGGATACACAGACTAATACTGATTGTGTGGAAAATGGAGTATGGCTAGAAGCGCTGACAGACTGGATCGACAGGCAGAACCGGGAGAAGGTTTTCCCTGCGCTGGATGGCGTGACTGTTCAGAAGATTGGAGTTTCCAGTCCGTTTTACATGGGTAAGAATGAACAGAACAAAGCTCTGTATCAGATGACAATTTTCATTGAGTATTTTAAGAAGGGAGAATAATCGTGAGAGAAGATTTAAGACATTACATTGACACAAGTATGGATGTGGAACCTGCTAAGTATGAACTGCTTGGAGATGGTGTGGAGTCTCTGACCGAGGAGATGAATCCTGAAGAGGAGACCAAGCACTACATTCATCAGGCGAGTGCATCCAATAAGGTGAAATCCTATCAGAGATCCTTTGACGTGGACAAGGAGGATTGCGTGGAGGATGAGGTACAGGTATTTATCGATCGGCTGGTGGATACCCTGCCCGTGGGAGCCAAGGCCAAGACCTCTTTCGTGCGGTTTCGGCTGAAGGATGAGGTGGAGAAAACACCCGGTACCTATAAGGCAATCAAGGTACCCTGTACCGTATCTGTAACATCCAGTGGTGGAGACGGTGGCGATTATGTACATAATGTGATCAACGTCAAGCAGTGCGGGGATGACATTCACGGTACCTTTGCAGTGGCAACCAAGACCTTCACGGTCGGCGAATAAATAGGAGGAAGCACATGGAGAAACTGAAAAATATTGCAGCAGGAACAGAAGTGCAGGTAAACGATCAAGGAGATACCATTATCTGTAATTTTGGCAGCCAGGAGTTCTATGCAGGATTTACGGATCTTGTAGAGCATCTGGAAAAGATCCAGCACTATGTATCCGGTGGTGAGTTTAAGGAAAAAACCGAAAGAGAACAGTTGCAGATCATGATCGACAAGACACACGGCATTATGCATGACATTGATGAAGTGTTCGGTGCTGAAACCTGTAAGAAGGTATTTGGAGACATTACGCCTAATCCTTTTATGATTGCCGATTTCTTCGACCAGATCGGTCCCATTGCTGAGAAATATGCGAACGGACGAACCAAGGAATTGTATGAAAAATACAATCGCAGCAGGAAGGGAAACAATTCTCAGATCCCGTACAATGGAAAAAGGCATGGTGGAAAGGGATACAGACGATGAGGTGAGTGTATGTATAATATACTGCTTGACCCATTACCGAAAGACTGGAATGGATATCCGATAGATACGGATTTTCAAACCGGTATTATGATATCCCAGTGCCTTACGGATGATTCTTTATCTGACTTGGAAAAGTTTTACGTAGCGGCATGGCTGCTCTTCCCGACAGATTCCCGACCGGATAATGCGGGCATTGGAAAAGCCATAAACTGGTATATGACAGATTTTCTTCACGACAATTATCCCGAAAAGAAGAGGAATGACGTTGTCATGGATTGGGATATTGATCAGTGGAGAATCTATGCGGCTTTTTGGGCGCAATATCATATTGATCTCAACAGAACCAGGATGCACTGGTTTCAGTTTATGGGTCTGCTGACCAATTTGGAAGAATGTGCATTTACCCGTGTTATGGACATCCGGCAGAAAGAGATCACCAGCAAAATGTCACCGGAAGAGAAAAAGGTTTATAGAAATGCCAAGAAAATATATGAAATCAAGCCACCCAAGGATGAAAGTATTACTCCTGAGGAGCAGGCAAGAATTAACGATTTCATGAAATATGCAAATATAAATAAAAAGAAAAAGTAGAGCCTATGAGCCAGTTATACCATTAGGGTGTAATTGGCTCTTCTTATTTTAGGAGGTGAGACTGTGGCAGATCATGAAGTCCGAATAAGTACCAGAATTGATACATCTCAGATGCAGCGGCTGCAACTGCAGATAGATAAGGCTACTGATAAGGTAGAAAATCTGAGAAAAAAAGCGCGGGAGGTAGGAGAACAGAAAATCCCATCAGAAGAGTATCAAAAACTGGAAGCGGAATTAAAGACAGCACAAGAAGCACTGGAAAAGCTTGTAGCTGAAGAAGATAATTTCGTGGCGGCTGGGCTTAATATGGGATCCCCTTGGGAGAGCCTGATTCAGAAGGAAGCGGATGCTGGGCTAAAAATAGATGAACTAAAAGAAAAAATGCAGAAGCTTGTGGAAGAGGGAAGGGCATTTACTTCCGGAATGGACACTGAACAATATCAGAATCTATCTCAGGATTTAGCCTATGCAGAGAGAAATCTGAGCGCCTTGAATACGAGACAGGCCGAACTGATGCAGAAGCAGGGATATACGGCGGAAGGATTTGAAAAAGCTGGAAAAAGTGCTCAGAAGGCATTTTCAACAGCCAGTAACGGAGTAAAAAAAACAAATAGACTGATTGGGACGCTACTGCAGCGGCTAAAGGGAATCACCTTAAGCTTATTGGTGTTTAACTGGATCACTAAGGGATTTAACACAATGGTCTCGGCGATGAAAGAGGGCTTTCAGAATCTTGCCAGGTATTCCAAGGATTACAATGCACAGATGTCTGCTCTAAAGAGCAGCTGTGCACAGTTTAAAAACAGCCTGGCAGCAGCGTTCGAGCCCATTGTCAATATGGCTATCCCGTATCTGGTAAAGCTTATTAATTGGTTGATCAAGGCGGCAGATGCCGTGGCTCAATTTATGGCAATCCTGCAGGGGAAAAGCACTTACACTCGTGCGAGAAAACAGACCATAGATTATGCAAAGTCATTGGATACTGCCAGTAAGTCTGCAAAGAAGGCACTTGCAGCATTTGATGAACTGAATGTGCTGAACGATCAGGGTGGAGTCACTGCAGGTGGTGGAGAACTGACTGGCAAGGATGCTTTCGAAGAAGCCAAAGTTGATCCCAAAATGGTGGAAATGCTGGAGAAAGCAAAGAAATTATTGGAACTTATAAAACCGTTAGTAATTGCTATAGGAATTGCATTACTGGCGTGGAAAATAGCTGGACTTTTAAAAGATCTTGAAGGACTTGGACCGTATCTTGTTAAGGCTCTAGGACTGGTAATGCTAATCGCCGGAGCTGCACTGATGGTATATAACTACATCAAAATGTGGAAAAACGGTGTGGACTGGGATGGTATTGTTGGATATGTCGCAGGATTGGCACTGGCTGTAACCGGGATATTGATCCTGTTCGGGCCGGTAGCCGCAGGAATCGGGTTGATTGTCGGCGGAGCGGCAGGGCTGATCCTTGCACTAAAAGATATTACGGAAAACGGTGTAAATGCCAAAAATATGACATTACTGCTGATTTCTGCCGGTGCAATATTAGCAGGGGTATTCCTTACGCTTGGTGGAGCGGCAACCGTGGTCGTAGGTGCAGTGATGGCAGTAATAGCAGCTATAGCAGGTGTGGTTGTGTGGGCAGGCAATGGTGAGGAAGCACTTGCCACACTGCAGGATATGCTAGGTAAACTGGGAACCTTTGTAAAAAAAGTATTTGTAGCAGACTGGAAAGGTGCGTTTGACGCAATCGTAGGATATGCAAAGGATGCTACAAATATGGGAAATATTATTGCAGAATCATTTGCAAACGGCTTTATTAAGGCGATAAATGCCATTATTGATGCTATCAATTCCATTAGTATAGATATACCTGATTGGGTTCCGGTATTTGGCGGGAAAAAATGGGATGGTCCCAATATTCCGAATTGGAATGCACATGTGTCACTCCCTCGACTTGCAAATGGTGCAGTGATCCAGGGAGGACAGCCATTTTTAGCATGGCTTGGAGATCAGCCCAGAGGTCAAACTAATATCGAGACACCACTGGCTACAATGGTTGAAGCCTTTAAGCAGGCACAGGCGGAAAACGGTGGTGGTACATATACATTTGTGGCGAAGCTGAATGAGCGGGAGATCTTCCGGGAAACGGTGCGGCAGGATCGAATGTACAAGAATACACATGGACAGAGTGCATTTATCTAAGAAGGAGGGAGAACAATGCAGGAATTTGGTGGATGGTTAATTAAATTCGGTGATGTGGTTCTCCCCAACTCTTTTTTACTGGCAGATGGCTGGGAGAGCACCCCAAATCAGCGTGTGGAGATAGATGCCTATAGAGATGCCAATATTCTGCTGCACCGGGAGACATCACCAAATTTTAAAACGAAACTGACTCTGAATATTAGAGAGATGAATCTGGAAGAGAGAAGAGCGTGGAACAATATCATTGGGCTTGCGGAGCTTCCTCAGACGGAGAAGAATCAGAGAAGAGTCAGATGTACCTATTGGAATGATGAGACACTGGAGTATTCTGCCGGGATCTTTTATATGTCAGACACGACTTACAGCATCCATACGTTGTCCGAGCAGGAGCGTGACATAGACTACAACGATTTTAAGGTTACGTTGGTGGAGTATTAAGCATGAACAAGAGTATACGGCAGATGTTCTACGATGACTCTGTCGATAAACAGTTAATAATTACATATCAGGGATCCGGTACTACTCTGGACAATGCGGAGTTCCAACTAGAGACGATGACCGTGACAGAGTCAATCTGCGATGAACAGGAACTACGGTTTGGCTGCTGCGTGGCCTCTTCCTTTGAAATCACTGTGTTAGACACTGTGGAATCGTTCAAAGGAAATACCATGAATGTGTCAGTAAGGTTGGATGGTGCTCTGAAAGATTATCAGATTGGGAAGTACAAGGTATATTCGGACAAGCCTACTGCGGATCGCCGATATCGGCAGATAACCGCATATGATGCTCTTTATGACATTCTTAATGCTGAGATATCTAAATGGTATAACAGCCTGACATTTCCGATGACACTTCGGCAGTTTCGCAACAGCTTTTGTGCCTATGTCGGCGTGGAGCAGGAAGAAATCACGCTGGTTAACGATGATATGGTAATAGAAAAAACCATAGATCCCGGAGAACTCCCAGGAAAGGCGGTTATAGAAGCCATCTGCGAGATCAACGGTTGTTTTGGTCATATTGGCAGAAATGGTAAGCTACGGTATGTAGTTCTGGAACAAATGATTGAGGGACTGTATCCTGCAGATGATCTGTATCCTGCAGATGATCTTTACCCGGCAGATCCGATGGGAACCACGGAGGTATCCAGAAGCAATTATATCTCCTGCCAGTATGAGGATTTTGTAGTCCAACATATTG